TCCAAATTAGCTGATACTTCTTTTTGTGTCATTTTTGCGACTGCTTCTTTTGATAACAAACCTTCCATATCCTCAGGTGCTTTTCCCGGAGTTCTTGAATATTTTTTAAACTTGCTTTCAACGGCACTTTCAATATTCTTTTTCCATGCTGTTTCGAATGCTTCAAATGCTACTGTTGTACTCGCCTCATCTGCTCTTACAAAATACTTCGCTAAATCAACCGGTAATCCTTTTGTGTTAGCTGTTTCAATAGCTTTCATTTGCATTTCAGATTTAATGCGTGCTGCCTTTTCTGTAACAAGGTCTTTCTCAATTGTTTTCAGTCGCTTCTGTTCTTCCGTTTCTGTCGGGTATCTTTTAGTAACTTCTGTTTTCACTGCTTCGTCAATAACGGCTTGTAAATTATTTGTTTTCCATGTTTCCAAACCTTTTGTAAAGTGTGAATCTAGTTTTGGTTGTATAACCTTTTTTCCATCTGCTGTGTCTAAAAATTCATTTACTCCATCAGGTGTGATTAACCCCTTGATGTATTTTTGAACTCCTTTATCTTCTGCATTTTTGGTTATAAACTCTTGAACTTCTTTAATATCCATACTGCTCCTTTTACCCTAATCGTACTAGCCGAATAGTTTAAATTTTTATTTCAGATACATAAAAAAGAGCGCCCTCTTTTAAAAGGCGCTCTAGGCGCTCGGATATATCCGATATATTTATAATAACCCTTTTTTTACAAAATGTCAAGCGGCTTTTTTGGCATCATAGTATAGCAAGCTATTGACTTACATTTATCACATTTTATTTCAGCTGTGATGTTATAAACAACTGCACCTGTGGAAGGTATTTCCATTGGCAACTCTGCTACTTTGTTCATTAGCAAATGACCGCATACCGCACATCTTACCGCCTCTTTTATATACATTTAATCACCCCATACTTTTAATGTCTGCTTAATATCCGCCAGACTGCCCTCATATTTAAACTTACTTGCAGATAACTGCTGTATTTTTTCCTGATTCTTTAAAATCTCATTATTAATCTGTTGTAATTGAGATTGCTGGTAGATTGTTCTGTCCTTCATTTTTTTTGTAAAAGCATCTTTCTTCCCATGCCCTTCTTTCAGCATCCCATATCTTTCCATGCATTTTAACAAATCAGATTGTATTGGGATATATAACTCAATCCCTAACCCTTTAGCTATTCCACAGAAAAACTCACATGATGGTCTTTGTTTTTCGTACTCACTACCGACTGCCATATCAACACCATACAAGTGTATGATATCAAACCCTTCATAAATTGCTAATGCTATTTGAAAACTAACCGTATTAGTAAAATAGTTAATACCGCTGTTATCGATTTCAGATAACCATGCTTGTATTTCCTCGAGCGGATAACGAATTGACATTGGTGCTGATTCGTAATGGTCAGGCATATAAACAGGAATAGGGCATTTTTTGTAATAATCCATTCTGGTCATTTCTGGTCTATGAGAAACTTTAGATATAGAACAATGCTCCTCATTCTGGCTTTCAAACCATCTTGTCGCTCTAGGTAACATATTCCAATGGTCATTTAACCCCCAAATTTCCCAACTCGGATCGTCAAATGGTGCTTCTTTATATGACATTGCTGTCCCGACAATAGCAACCTTTTTAATCTTAGTCTTATACAGTTTTGATATATTTAACTGAATAGCTTTCTTTGCTCTATCGTGAACTTTTTTCAAAACCTCTTTATCCTCAAAACCCTCATTAACAACACCGCAATTTTTACGTTGAGGAATTATTTTGTCGTGTACACTTTCAAGCCATTTCTTTACTTTTATATCAGGCGTATCTTGTGTTACTTGTAATTTTTCTCTTGGTATTTCTTCCTCATATTGTTTTTCAAGTGATATGTCTTTGCTTAATTTATAGTCTCCGTCCATTGTTCGCCTCTCTTTCGCTAATCAATAAATTAGCAAGTTTAATATCAAATTCAGTATTAATATCAAGTGCATCCTCTTTTGTAATCTCAAAGCCTAAAATTGTAGGCGTATTATAATGAATGCCCTCTGTACATAATGCCCTAATTTCATCTTTGTATAATTCGTTAATATCTAAAATATTCATATCATCAGTTATTTCTTTATTTGCTAAATTCATTTTTGTTATATCGTGTATTCCAAAACCACCATTAGTAAAATAATATTTCAACTGACTATATACAATCGGTTGACCATGTAACCCAAACATATTAACCATCATGCCCTCAGCTAATATTTTTATATGGTTTAAATATGACACGCTTTTTTCTATCGGATAAAGACACCCTAATGCTTCGGCTGTTGGGTATGTATTGAATTTTGTTATCCCATCGGTTAAATGCTTGCCGGTAATCATAGGAGAAGTCGGGAACATAGTGACTAAGTGTGTGAAGTCACAAACCTCTTGCATTTTCTTAATTCCATGTATTGTGCATATTCCACCGCCCGCATGGTCATAAAAAAATTGCTTAGGTCGATTGAAAACAGTAACGCCATAGCTTTCTGCTAATGCTTTCATATCCTCACCATCAGTAGACAAAAAGACACGATCAATATACTTGCAATTAGTTGCGGCTATTAAGTTCCATTCCAGCAACGGCTTACCGCCACAGAGGCGCATATTTTTACCGACAACTCTTTTACTTCCTGCTCTTGCTTGAATTAATAATGCGTATTTCCTCACTTTAAACCTCCTGCCGGATTAAAATTAAATAGATTGTCTTTCTTTGTTAGAATATTTGATTTCTCAAATGTTCCGTATTTGATATTCCCTTGAAGCATAACTTCTTCAATATCACTTACGCCTGTTAATTTTATACTTGATATTTGTTGATAGCCTTGCGAACTATAAACTTTTAATAGTTCATCTTTTGCTTTTTTTGAATCACTTTTGTCAAATGTCATTATAACCAAGTTTCGTATAAATGCCATATTATTTCACCCCCTTGTCTTTCGCCCATTGAGCATAGGTTTTATAAGGGACTACACCCTCGCCTCTTACTCTTCTAAATTCTGGCTTTACTCCTTCAACTTCATATATTAGATCACAACGACAATTCACGTCATCAGCTGCGTTCCCTAAACTTCCCGGCTTTAATCCATAACCACCGGCACTACTTGCAAAATTCTCTTTTACCTTTTTCTCAACACCGTCTAATGCTCCATGTGCATCTCTTGTTGAGGCATCTAGTGAAGCACTCCATATCTTTGTCATTTCAACACCTAGCTTATCAGCATGTAAAACGCTGTCATAATTAGCATCCTCATGTATTCTATGCCCTTCTGTTCTTGCAATTCTTATTGCTTTTTTAGCATCTCCACCCAATGCACCGGATATCCTTTTTGCCATTTTGCTATAAGGCTCACCTCTTACCAATCCTTGTGTCATTTCTTGATTAATCTTTGTTTTAATATATGCCTTATTCTTTATTAGTGTTTCGTTCAATGTTAACCCTGATATAGGGTTTTCAATTGCAAGTCTTATCTTTTCTGGGTTGATTAAGGTGTATGAAAGTCTTGCCTCAACGTCATGTTCAATAGCAAATGCTGTTCTGTAATAACCTTCTTTGTATACTTCTTCTAATCCTTTATTCAATACTGCTTTTTCTTTAAGATACAAACTATTGATATATTCGCTAATATCTTTTTTTGTCTCTTTCAATCTGTTATATTTCTGCATTTCCTGATATGTCAAAACGCCTTTAACATCATACTTCCTAAATAAATCAGCAAACATTAATTTAAATGAATCGTTAGTTGCTTTATATTGGATGATTAAATCCTTCTCCATTTTAGCAACAAGTTTTTCAGCTACCTTTTTACTTTTTAATAGTTCTTCTTCCATAGCTTACTCCTTGATATTTAACCACGCATTAATCATTTTGATTGTCCAGCTTTCGTTTAATATTAAGTTATCAATCTGCCCTAACAAGTCATAACATATTTTTGTATATTTTTTTTCAAGTTCTTCTTCACTTAGTTTATTGTCAGATAAAATCCTTATAATAGCCAATTCGTTATCTACTTCGTATGCAGTAGGGTCTACTCTGTATCGTATATCTGGTTTTTCGTTTACTTCATCACTTGACATATGTTCAATAAAACAACCCTTTGTTATTTTACCATTAAACCTAGACAGCCATGTAAGCACTTTAGTAACAGAATGGAAAATTGTTTCATCAGAAGAATCGAATTCCTCAATTATATTTACTTCAAATTGCGAATTATAACTAACCCACTTTTCAGCTTTAGTTTTATCCAAAAATACTCGTCTGATTGTATAATCTGAATAACTGCCTGATGTTATAATATATACTTTCATAATTTACTCTCCCGTCGGTGGCACATTGGCATTTTCTCCGCCTATAGCCCCATTTCCTTCTAGGTCGATTTTACCCTCATTCTCTCGCTCCATCTCTGCAATTTCCTTATCCGGCTCATCAATAAAGGATAACAAACCTAATCTGGTCTTGTCGCTTATCATTCCGGCAAAATTCATTGATGTTAAAGATTCGTCAAGCAAGTTCAATGGGAAATTTCTTGTCCAGACGAAATTAATATCGGTATAATCAATATCAGTTTCTTTAATTTTCCACATTGAAGTTAATAATCTGTACATATCCCTTAACCCTGTATTGAATTTACGCTCGGAGGTTATACACTTACTTTCTAACCCAAACATTTTAAATTTCATTGCTATCCCGGAGATATTACCTGCAAACGCTTCATCTGTGAAGTTTACGCTTTTGGCGAAACTATAAATATTCTTTTCTATTCTGTCTAGGTGATGTTCAATTACATCATCGTTAATCTCTTTAGTAATGAACTCAACTCTTGAGTCTGCATCTGTTAGTCCAAATGCTCCTGTCCTTTTAGCTAAACTCATTGTTTCTTCATCTGGTGCAAGTCCGTAAAACGCCATATAAGCTAATCTGAACTGTTCTAATTCGGAGTTCATATCTGATAAGGTTTTGTCATACGCATCTATCAAGGCATACACCCTTTCACAATCACCCTGTCTCTCTTTATTGTTCTTGAACTCAATCAATGGAATCCCATCAAACATGTGCGGTTGCTCTGTTACTCCTTCTACGACATAAGGGATATAAGTGGTCTTATCTGTCTTTTCATCTTTCCCACTACTGATATAGAAATAAACATTCTTATCATCATACCATTCAACATAAGTCTTTTTCTCGTCTCCATCTGTAATTTGGTAATATCGCATTGCATATTGTGGAAGTTCCAAAGAACCATCATCAATAAAGATTACTTCCCATGGTTCAATATTCATAATGGTTGCTTTGGCTTTTATGTCCATATATAATAATCTTGCTGAATAAGAACATATTGAAGCCATTTTTAATGTTTCACTATCCAAATC